CTCTCTTCAGCAGTTCTCGTTCTTTGGGTTGCATGTAATAAAACCTCATTAGCAGTTTCAACAGCGGCAGCCATACCAGCCGTATGCACCGCACCCTTAAGCACATTACCTGTCTTAAAAGCAGCATGAGCTACAGATCCTATAGGTATTATAGAAGTGATATCCGTTCCCATTAGTGTCACCATAGCGGCGGCCTGTTGCCAACCGCTTGCATTAGCAAAAGCTTCCTTATCCATCAATTCATCATCAATTCTTCTTTTGATAAAAACCATCTCTTCCTGACTTCTAGCATCCTTTAATTCATCAACATAAGCCTCATACCCTGTCATATTATCATAAGGATCATAATCTTGCTCAGGATTGAACCTTTGAGAGAATACAGTATCAGCTAAAGAATTAGCACCTGAGATTAATAAGTTTTCAGTATTTAAAAAAGAGCCCACCACTTCACCAGTTGGGCTTTCTTTTATGCTATCAACAAAATCTCCGATCTTGTCTAGCGGGCTTATATTGTACCCTGCATCACTTTTTGTTATAACATCACCGAAATCGTCAGAGATCACCTCTGATACTATAGTCTCAGGTAAATCTGTGGATAGCTCTAAGTCATCCCAAGTTTTTATAGGCATTATTGCTCCTCATTAAGCTTCATCACTTCTTTAGTAGACTCATCGACCTTACGCTTAAATCTATTAACCTCATATTCAAGAAGCGGAATCTGGTCAATTATATCACTAGGTACTTTTCTTTTACCATCAATTATTGCTTTTGCATACGCCTCAGGATCAGGGACATATGCGTTGTCACCTATAGCACTCTTAACTACACCGTTATCTATATACATAAGCTTATATGCTGGTCTGCCTGACGATATAGTTCTAGCTGTTCTTATTGGATCAGCTACAATATAGATTTTATTAATCTTATCTTCAGGTATAGGATCCATTCTTGTTTTATTTAGATTTCTGATTTCATCTCTAGCTTGCTCAAGTATCCAAGAAGAATCAAGACCCTTTATAGAATAATATCTTTCAACGGGATATTTAGTTAATATCGGTTCTGGGTTAACCTCAGACCGTCCATATTGCTCAAGGGAATCCTGAAGTGCCCGCCTTTGAGCAACTTCAGAATTTCTTGTTCTCTTATAATGATTTTCAAATGAAACTCTGAAGTCAATTTCAGCTTTATCCAAAGCCCCAACACCAGCTTCTGAATTTAATTGTGTTTTAGTATCAAGAGAACCAAACCATGGGTCGAACTTAGTTTTTACTTTTGACCTATAGTCAAAATCAAGATCTTTCAATTCTTGCTCGATCTTCTTCATGCTAGCTTGATTCTCCGGACTTCTTTGGAAATCTACAGCTTCTATAGCGTCAATTGCTGGAATATTACTTCGTATCATTGAGGCTATATCCCTCAATCTTTCAATCTCCCTTCCTCCCAATGATGGGGACAGGTTAGGATTTAAATCCTCGATATAATTAATTACACTAGCTGCATATTCAACAGTTGATGGATCTTTAGATATTGCCGAAGACATAAGGTCGCCCTTAAGAGCTTCCGGTATAAATTTAGCATTTGAAACAATAGTTCCTATCGCCTGTATTTTATCGCCGGCTGGAGCCGAATCAAACTCTGTAGAATTTATAAGATTTGAATAATACGCATTAAAAGATTTTTTAGATTCATCATCTCTATGGTTAAGAGGTAAATCGCCAGAAGCATACAATCCTCCTCTTTGCACCATTAGAGCATCTTTCTGAAACCTAAGATTAGATGTTAAGGCTGAGCCTGCCACTTTCTTTAATGTATCCGGTCTTACGTTATCAAAGATGTCTCCTCCCTTTTGGTATGTCCCATCTTGCTTAAATCTTGATAATATACCACGGAGTTCATCCGCATTCATAAATTCAATTCTGCCGGTAGCAAGCCTCTCCCCGAATCCTTGTATAGTTTTAACTTTAGCGGTATCATTATATTTAACAACAGAGTTAACGGCTTCAACATACCTATTCTGTAGCTCTGCCATACGATCAGGATCTTTAGTTGTTATTGCTTCATTTAATATATCATCAGACATACCAATGAAATCAGCTTCCTGCCTATCTCGAATTTTTTCGTTAACATTGAGCTTTACTTTTGTAATGCCAGAAGATAGCCTGTCCTGATATTGTAATTCAAAATTATCCCTATATCTCCCAAATAAACCGCTAGTTAATTTTTTACTGGAGCTGTCCATATATTGTTGATATATCTTTTCATGCTTTGTATAATCAGGCTCTTGATCTATAGCTAGTATAGCTTCATTATGGCTTTTATCTAATTCTGTCTGAGCTTTTAAATAATTAAATTTGCCGATGTCTTCTCTGTAGTTATTTAAAGTTTGAGCGGCAACGTCAGCCAACTCACTATATCCTGTTATTTTTGGCGTTGACGCTCTTGGCGATCCAATTGCTCCACTTGGGATAAGTCTGCCTATTGAACTTGCATCGGGTATTTTAGCCATTATTTACCACCTTCTTTTTTTGCAGACCTACCATAGGTTTGACCAGTCATTGCCGCAGCTTGCCCAAACTTACCTAAAGCTGTAGTTATACCACGTCTTCTTTCTGAAGCAGCAGAAACCTTAGCTTGCCAAGCGTCAAGGTCAGCACCTGTATCGATATTACTTGCTTTTCTCTCCCCCTCGAAAACTCGAGTTCTCGCCCTTAATTCACCCTCGCTCATAACTCCGCCAATGATATTAACAGTGGTTGGATCCACTGGGCCTTTGGACGCCCCAAGGATATCACTAGACATTATCCTTGCGGCACGCCTTTCCTCTGACGCAGCTATTGAAGCACTAGCTCTTTCTTGTTGAGCTTCCTGCTCAGACATTATTTGGTTAAAAGTAGCAGTCCTCTTTATAGCATCAGATTGTGCCCTAGATTCTTGATACGATGAGATAGCCGATACGATTTGAGCGCCGATTGCTATTGGTGCTAATATCTCCATATATAAGTATCCTCCCCTATTTTATCAGCCCCGAACATTTTACACAGTTTATCTTTTTTAGACGATGCATATACGGGACACTTTAAATCGTCAAGCAAAGTTATAATGACCTTACCCGCCCTTACAATCGTGACCTTATCTAATATAGCATTTTCCTTTATTTCAGAAAAGAGAATAAAACTTCCAGAATCAATCTTATATCCACCTATGGCTACAGGATCGTTATCCTTGTAAAAAATAAACGCCTTTGCACTAAAAGGTGGTCTACCTCCATAATATCTAATAAAATCAGATTGAGTGGCTAACCTATAAGTAACGCCTGATTTTCCTGGCAATACAACACTATCCTTTATCATTGGTTTTCATCTGTATTGTAAGGCCAAGGACGGTACAAGGCTTCGGTGAGACTGTTTTTAAATAGACCCTGGAATCAGTCTTCCAGCTAGAATTAACAGGGAACATGGGTATGTCTAGAGAATCCCATACTTTATCGGTAGACTGAATTTCCTCATCTATAGTATCAGGCATATTAAAATATGTCGTTCCATCTGAACTGTACGTGATGCCCCTTTGATGCGTTTTATATAAAAGCAATCCTATCTGGCTTACTCGCTTAACCTGATTAACTGCCGTACCGCCCGCCTGAGCGAAGAGCAATTTAGTAGATTTAAATGTAGCGGTATATGGCAATCCAACGATGGCAGACGTTACTGCTTCAGATACCCCTGTTATTTGCCCACTTGCCACAGTGTATGTTCCAAGGTCTTTTCCGTTAGCCCAAACTCCAACCGTCTCACCTTCTAGATGGCTTAATCCGGTTATGGTTGTAGATGAAGATTGTGATATTTCAATAAAACTATCTAACTGTTTATTTAATGTCTCGCCCATACACTCGCTACGCAAGGCAAATTCCTCAAGATATCTTTTGGTATTACCGTCTATAGTTCTCTTTATACAGTAATATACTTCATCTTCTTCAGTTGCCGGAAGAATAAAAGCATCTTCTACTTCCCCATCAGTAACTAAAGTACACCAGCCTTTTACATTTTCAGCTTTATCAAATATCATTATATCAACCTTACCATCAGATCTTATGGCATGAACTCGTGTATCCGGTCTACGCTGTACAGCAATTCTTACATACGTAACTCCAGATGGACATAGATCAGGAACTAATTTCATTAAATCAGCGACAGCATAAGATTTATAAGTGCTATCAGTAGAAGTTACAGACATCACTCTGGTTCCTGATCTATCTATAAAAACACCCCCATCGCCTAACTCTTGAGCCATAATTAAAGATGAACCATAGTCATCTATAGCTTTAACGTTAGCATTAGTTGCTGTAATAGCCTCATCAAGAGCTGAAGCCTTTTCTTCAAATTCCCCGGATTCACCACCTATTATCAATCTTTGTAACGATAAAAGCCAAGGGATGTTTTGCGATGGACCTCTACCTATGAATCTAGAAAACGACCTAGAATTACCTTCTACTTCATCAGAAAAAAATTCATAACCGTCTGTCTCACTGTGTGTAATTTTACCGAGTCCGGCATGGGTCAACCTACTATCATATATCTTAACAGTTGACGGCCATCCTCTATAATCAGACCACGATCCCTCGTACCAAGAAGTTGTAGCTGTTGTATTGCCTAATTCTGATAAAACAATAGCGGATACAGAAGTCGCACTAGTATAGCCTGTTATTCTTACAATACCTGTAGCTGTGCCGCTTGGATAATCTAATGTTAGCTCAGCCGTTCCAGAAGTATAATCCCCTGTTATTACGCCTATCCTATACCATACAAGTTGATTGGTTAAACCATCATTTACAGTAGTTGTTGTATTGGTGGTATATGTAGTATAATCTCTCCAAGTAACGCCCTCATCAAAAGATCTCTGCAACGTCACTGTCGCAGTCCAAGTGCCGGTTATTACTACTTCAAATTCTCTTTCAGTACCTTCAACAGTTATCTCGCTAGTGAACTGATTCTCACCAGAAGCAGATAGCGTGACCTGCTGACCAGAAGAAGTCATTTTAAATAATGCCCCGACGTGGTCAGAGTCAAATAAGCTTTTTGAAGCCGTAAGGGTTATATCGCCTGTTGTGGCACTAGGAGCTAGTGTTATTTGTGAAGTGTTTATATTTCTGAACGGACCGTCTTCCGGTTGGTACTTTACAAGAGACCATGACCTTGTAGACCTTCTCTCTATTTTTCTTTGTATAGTGCTAGCACCGGACAAATATATAACATCTAATGATTGCTCATATCTTATTAAAGAAAGATCTGCTTCGGCATATGGGGAGATTATCTCCATTGCCCCGGAAGATGCTATACTGCACGAATCTACTAGAGTGTCATAAGTAGTTAAACTTTCTAACTGCACATATACACTAGCTCCAGTAGGTGTAAATACCAAGCTATGTTCACCTTCTTCTAAATTGTCATACTCGAAATATTCAGAACCTCCAGAAGATGAGCCGACTTTTATCCTTACCTTGCCTCTGTGGATTTTTAAATATATAGCGTGTTCGACATTCTGATCTTCAGCGGCCACAGTCAGCGTTTGTTGCCTTATAGCGTAATTGAAACCAGTTCCTGTTAAAGATAAATAACCGCCTGTTGCCCATACTGACACAGCCCCAGATTCATCAGCATCAGTCCAACTGGTTACATCAGTATCAAATGTTCCATTTGTAAACGCTGTAGATACAGACGGTCTTGATATAGCATCATAGCCATCGTATACACGCATATAACCATCTGTAAATTCTATCCTTGTCTTATCAGTAAGCGAATAAACAAAAGGGACAAAATAAGCTTTATTGCTATTTCTAGTTGTCTCTTTATACTCTAGCCCAGGGCGAAGAGTTAAATTACCAAGTGTCTCAAGAAAGTAATTCTCAATCTCTTCAGCAAAAAATGGTATGTCCTCTAAATCTTCACGACCTAAAGCCCGAGGACTAATCTTACCTCTATTGAACTTATTTAATAATACATTATTCTTTGGCATTAGCTACCCTGTACGATCATTCCTGAAGTTGAACTTCCCCGTCTTGAACGAGACCACCGTCCGCTGGGTCTAAATCTAGGTGGGTTTTTCATGGCATCTTTACTTCTTGCTATCTTATGAGCTTTGTCTCTTTTTTTTTCAACTTCGTTATCATCAGTGGTGCTCGCAGAATTTATCTTTACTGCGCGAAAAGCCATTTCATGTGCAACGTAGTCAGCAAAACTTGGAGGCCATATGGTGAGATCTGATCCATATGAATCATCATTAGAAACATATTGAATATATATAGTTTGATAATCACAGAATATAAATCCGGCTTCGTATGAACAATCTAATATTGGGCTATTGAAATAAGGATCAGCGCAGATCTTAATGTTGTTGTCACCTACAGCATCAGATGGAACTTCAAACCCATACTGATATCCTCCAAAATCTGACGTATCTATAGAGGTAGAATAGTCTATTCTAGCGGAACGTTTTGCAAATCTCCAAAAACCTTGCTCAAGACAATAATCAATAATATTAATGTCATCCCAAACTCGATCAAGCCTTCTTCTTAGAGGACTGTCTTCAGATAATGAGGATATAGAGACTTCCTCCATTATCAGCGCAGCAACTCTATAAAGGCTTAATCGAGTGGTCCCCATTGATTACTTCCCCATTGCATTAATGTGATTCTTCAACGCTCCAAGAGCATCAGCCTCTGTAGCATGGTTTTTCTCTATTAATGCATTATCAGATTTTCTAATAACACACCATTGGTTTAACCCCTTATACTCAACTAAGAAGCCATTAAGCTCCTTAAGATCGCTTGAGCTTGGAGATGACAGCTCTAGAAAATTAAGGATAGTAACTTTAGCCGCAGTCTTAGTAGCTTGTAACACAAGCAATTCTGCATAAAAACTTAAGTCTTCAGCTCTAACTTCAATCTTATAAAAAGGCTTCAGCTTTGGAGCTATACCAGCGTAGAACTCAGGACGCAATAGATCTTCCTTAGTAACACCATGTTCAACATCAAGACAAAAGGCTTGGCGTGCATGAGTGTCAAGAAATAGCCTGTGAGGCTGTGCTCTACGTAATCTAACTTCTTTTTTGTTATTGATTTGTTTGGACATATATTCCTCCTTGTTTCGGTTTTTATTAATAAGGATACATCATATTTGACATCTTTGCAAAAAGAAAAACCCCTCCGAAGAGGGGCTTCCCTTTTTAATTTGTAGTTATTAGTCACTATCAGTGCTATCGCCAACAGTGGTTCCGTCGCCAAGATCCGCAGCACCGCCAGATGCAACAGATAGGACAACGTGCATAGTAGTCAGATTAGTGTCAGTATCGTTAACCAATACAAGATCACCAGCTTTCATACCTAGAGCGTCACCGTTAGAGAAGTAAGCGTCACCGTCTACCACAGTAGAAGCATCAGCAGAAGCATAAGCCCACACACGTAGACCAGTAGCAAAACCGATACCTTGACTTAATAACTGCGGAGGATTTGAAGTACTATAAGTCATTTTTAATTCCCCTTTCTATTATGCGCTAAGTGCAGAATCATCATGGTTGATAACAACTATACCTGAATCCTGTAATTTAACAGTGCCCATGTAAACAGTTGCTCTCGCCCAAGAGTAATTTTGCTCTTTGTTGAAGTCAATTTCAGCTTCCAAACCAGTCGTATTGATCGCTTGACCAATAGCATTTTTATGATATAGGAAACATTTAGCAGCAGAAGTACCAACGCCAGGTAGAGTCGGATCTACGATTACGTTTATACCTCTCCACTTGTACATCATTCTCTGATCTCCAAATGCAGGCATGCCGCTTTCAAACGGACGTGCGCTGACATATTGAGCATTCGAGAATGTTTCACTACGAGTTAAGTACTCTGCCATTGCAGGAGTAACTAGAGCAGTAAGCTGCCCATCATTAGGAATTTTTCCATTTCCTATAAATACAGTAGCTTTACCCAGAAGTTCAGTAGATCCAGCAACAGCTGTACCGGTATTAACTGTACCAGTGTTAAGAATGTCCATGATCTGATTATCAATTTCACGGTTGATAGTAGCCATAACCTCCTTATGCATAGGCAAGTTAAGGTCACCTTGTGATTTAAAAATATTAAATCCGTTAACCTGAACAAGGTCGTTGTACTCTGCTAATGTAGCAGTATTTTGAGTTAGACTTAAGTTACGAGATGGAATTAAACCATTCGCTCCACGAGTTGAACCGGAAGTTCCAGAACCATCG